TGCCTCTGCTCCTGCTGCCTGCTCACGTAAAGCCTTATTCTCGGCTTCAAGTTTCCGCAAGTGCGCTCGCACAGGGTCCTTCGATTGCTGCTGGTCTTGCACTACATCATCCTCAAACTCATAGTTTGCATCTGACATGACCCACTCCTTCTGCCCACATTCGGCTGGAGGTTCCCGAATGGCTGCAAGTCTCACCCCTTTTGCACATTGAAATCGGGGGGTTTCCAATGGTGTCCGTAACCGAACATTCCTAGTATACACACACTTGACTTGCAAGTGTCAAGTATGCTATTGGGCTTTACCAACCGAAGTAGAAATTGAGCCTGATGTTTCACCAGTTGTACGAGCAAACGAACCGCCACCAGCAAACTCACCTGTACGAAGGCGACGTTTACGCTCCAACTCTTGTTGCGCGGCGACATCAAGCCCGAACGCCGCACCTGCCAGTTGTTCACCGGATAGTGCAGTCTCCCCCGCAAAAGTCTGCTTTAGTTCGCCTAAAGCACCGACTTCACCAAAGCCTGCGCGAGCCTGCTGCTCAGTAATTCCTCGTCGAGCCAAGTCCTCAGCAAACGCACCTGATAACTGGATGCCACCCTGCTCTAGTCCACGGGCTGCGATACTTGCAGCCTGTGCCTGACGGGTAAGTAGTGGGGCTGTGCGCTGTGGGTCAAGGAAGTATGCGGCTAGTTCACTTTCGCCAATGCCATACAGGTTCTTCATCTGTTCCTTGACTGCTGGATCAGCGTCAGCTACAGCACGATAGCCCTGCTGGACACGCTCATTAAGTTCCGCAGGGGATACATCACCCTCAATCAACGCTTGGAAGTCATCTGATTGGTCATAGAAGTTTGCTGGCAAACCATTGGACTGGAGCGTTTGACGGAACTGATTTTCTAACCCGATATACGAGGCAGGGTCAAGTTCAGACAAACCCTTCTTCAACCTGGCCGCATTACCAGCAAAACGCTTTTGATATGCAGGCTGTTCACGGATAGCAAAAATGATTGCGTCAGGGTTGTTGATGTTCACTGTTTCTTTAGCGATAATTTCGTTATACACGTAGTCAGACAAGTCCCCTAGACCGTAGGTTGCGAGAACCGATGTCATTGTTGAGCGGGCATTTTGACGACGCTGTGTTGTTTCAAGTGCTGCTTGTTGTTGAGCAAAATTAAGTTCATTTGCACGTCGAGCATCCTCTGCTTCTCGATCTAAACGGGCAATACGTTCCGCTTCTGTTTCTTTACTATCAGCACCACCGCCAGTTCCTAAACCACCAAAGTAGTTTGCGTACTTAGGGGCGTACGCATCGTTAACTATCTGCGTGTAATCAGGCCCAGTCGGGATAACCGGAACTTCAAGACCAGATGCAGCAAGATTCGCTTGACCCTCAGGGGTCTGAAAGTACGCTGCTAAATCTTGTTGAAAGTTCTCATTAAAAGCAAAACTAAAATCAACCCCACCAAAACCAACGTCGCTCATTACGCAACCTTCCCAAACGCTCTAGCCAAAGTCAAAGCAACATCCGTAGCCTGCTGGTTAGCTTGTTTCGTGTACTGCCAACCAAAACGGTCATCAGTCTTAACCTTCTCAATCCACTGAGACAACGATAACTGCCCACCCGCACCATTATCAAAAGCCTGAAGGTACGGACCCTCAAACATATTGATCTGATCCTCCGGCATTTCTAACAACTGCGAAGCATAAGTCTTGTATGACGAACCAATCTGATCCAAAGTTAAACCAGCATCAAACTGATCCCGCAAATGAGGCATAGCACCCTTCCACTTGGCTTGCAACTGTTCACGCAAAGCATCCTCAGTTAGCACGATCCCAGTAGCAGGATCAGCCTGACCAGTCAAAATTGCTTGAACCTGACCATCAGAAATCTTGGTATTCCAAGCACGACCAATACTGCGAATACGGTCAGCGTCAGCACCCTGCAACACTCGACCAGCCAACGCGGTCTGTGAGCCACCAGCACCAGGCTTCAACGCACCAGCGTAAACAGCCTGTTGCAAACCAAGTCCTGTCAAACCCAAACGTGCCGCATTGGTGGCAAGTTGAGTAAGAGTTGCATCATCAAACGACACATCACCATACGAGTTTGCAATCTCCAACTTTTTGTTGTTAATCAGACGATCACGATCAACACCGATTGCTTGGTCAAAACTCTTTGCAGACGTTTCAGTTGTTTGCCAATAGACAGTTTGCTTGATTGCTTTCTTAAAAGCATCTACCGATGCCTGTGTGGTCAAACCCAAATACTTGCCGTTTGGTTTTGCTGCCTCGGTCATCAGGTTTATCATGTCCTGACCAAAATGGGTTGTGGCATTAGAAGCCAACCAGTCCTTTGAGTAGCCAGGGAATTGATCTTGCAACACTGCTTGCCAGTCACCGACCTGGAACTTTGGTGTTTCGGCAGTTCCACCACCGATAGTTCCACCAGCACCAACACGACCTGCACCACCCGCTCCACCAGCACCAGGCGTAGGGGTCACAGTTGGGGTTGTGGTCGGTGCGACCTGTCCAGCCATAGCCGTATAGCGTTGAGCCTGAGCGTCAATAGCCCGCTTAGAAGCACCAGTAGGTGTGACAGTCGCAGAAGCAGGCTGACCGCCAGTAGCAGTTGGTTGCTGTGCATAGGTGATTGGTTGCGCTCCAGCCTGAGAAGGTGTCTGACCACGCAAAGTGTTTGCACGATCCAAAAACTCTGACAACTGGCGTGTCTGCTCTTGGTTGCGAACAGTTGTGAGTTCTGCTGGTTGACCATACAGAGTCGCTGTAGGTTTCTGTGTTCCGTACACACGTTCAGCGATACGCACACCTTCGTTTATGGCGCGATTGATTTGTGGATCAATTTGACCAACCAAAGCAAAACTTGTTGACCTGATCGTTCGACCATATTTGTCAACTTCAAGAGGGATGTTCTGTGAACGCAACTCTACAACCCGCGGCGTAATTAAAGGTTGAACTTCTTTCAATTTAGAAGCAATCAAAAGTTGCTGATCCATTGGAGAAAGTTTTGATTCTTTAGTACCAGGAGTGTTGATCTTGGTGCGTAAATCGTTGACGGCTTTTACAGCAGTGTCATACGCTTTAAGTTCAGGGTCGTTAGGGTTATTTGCATCTTTGTACAGTTGTTGATACTGGTATACCTCGTCAGCCGAGAGAACCGTGTACTCGTTAAAACCAGTACCAAAAACACCCGACACTTTAAGACGGTATTTCTTGTCCCACGCTTTGCGTTCTTGAAGTTCGGCAGGCAAAGTTTCGTTAAGCATTGTGTAAGCCTGTGCTTTAGCAGATTCAAATGCGGTAAGCGTGGGGAAAGAAACTAATGTTGTTTTGCCAAAACCTTTTTCAAGGTCTTTGAACAACTCCTTAACTTCTTTGATGTCTGCTTCAATTTCGGCAGACGTTCTTTCTGTCGGCGGGGCAGGGATTTGGTTGCCAGAGAAAACAAGGTCAGCACTGGACTCGGAGCCACCGATAGACAAGTCAGAAGGACGAGTTGACATTATCCACCATTCCTAAGCATCTGAGAAACGATATCTGCGGCGCGAGTAAAGCCGTAAGCCTGAGCCTGTGTAGGGTCAACTTGCTGTGGGGCCATCTGAACAAGAGTACTCGTAGAAGTATTAGTAGAAACTTCTTTGGATTGCACAGAACTGATCGCTTGCTGCAATTCTTCTTTGCTAAGTTTGCGACCAAGCATGGTAAACGCCTCATCTTGCAACGATTTGCCCAAGTCAACCGCAGAAGTAGCTTTACGACCCGACCCACCTGAGCCGGTAACAGGGTATTCCTGTCGTATGAAATTCAAAGATGTTTGCCAATCGTATCCATAAGTGTTGGCAGTAAGCAAAAATTCTTGCCATGCTTTGACATCTTGTGGAGTCACCGACTCTCCGCTTGGTCGAGCCTTACCATCGTAGAAACCACGCTGATACAACTCTGTACGCAAAGCAAAGCTTGTGGTCGGATCAAGTTTTGACAACTCAGTGATTGGGTCAGTCTGCGTGTTGTAGGCCGCACGATAAACCTGACCTTGTGCGTTAGCAAGATATGTTCCTGAATACAAGTATTTTCCTGTTGTGGTTCGCTGTGTTAGCGGAACCTGGGATTTCAATGCAGGGGCCACACCAGTGACTTCACGTGGGATCGGTTGATCCCCGCCACCAGCAACAACTACTGGCTTCGGTCCAACGCCCAACGGATCAGGATTGGTGTTCTGCGCTGGCTGTGCTGGTTGGTTTGGGTCAGTTGTCATTGGTCTACCTCAGATAGTAATTCACGTTCCCAAACACGCCCGAAATCTGGAACTTGTAAAGCAAGCGCATCACCAATGCTAGTCAAGTACCCTCTCAACGGCTCAGCTCCCTTAGCGGTAGCCAAACCCTGTGCAGAACCACCAGCAGCAACCCAATCAGATAACACCTGATCTCGATAACCGAAGTAGGTGTTGATCGCCTTGGCCACATCGTTGTCTTTCAAACGTGGGTCAATAACAGCTTGCTTCATTTGACCAATTTTCTTTTCAAACTCGCCAACCGTGAATACAGGGACAACAGGAAAACCTGGGTACTTCTTGTTCAACTCAACACGGACAGTCTTCAACCATGCTCGCTCGTCTGCTGTTGGGTATGCGCTGACTTGCGAACGGTAAGCCTTATATTGGCTTGCAGCGACACGATATTGGGCTTGTTCAATAACCTGCTTGTCGGTCAAACGAACACGCTTTCCGCTCTTTATTTGGCGTTGCCAAACCTGAAAATCAAAGTCCGACCCACCTGGGGCGAAGAACGCTGCGATGTCAGGGAAAGCCTTAATGACATCACCGTTGGTTCGTTCCCAATCGCCAAACTCTTTAGTCGCTTCCAGACCCTCAACAGTTGCCTGTGACTTTGAAGACAGATATAACAGCGCGTCCTCACCGTAGACACGCAAGAACTCTCCGACAGCGGTGTCATAGTTGTCGGATTGCAACTTGTAGAACTCTTGAATAAGCTGTGAAGCCATAATGTCGCCGTCTTTGGTTGGAATCTCAAACTCTGTTCCAGGTGCGGTAGGTCCCAAGAACTGTCCAATAGCTCGCATGGCGGTCAAAATACGTGCCTTGCCTTTAGCGTCAGCCATCAACTTGTCTTGGCCTTCAACAGTATCTAGGTCGTAGTCACCAGATGAAGATAACGCCCTCATCGTGTCAATGTATGTGTTTCCGTAAATGCCTTCTAACTTTGACGGATCAGCCTCAATAGCAGATTGGAGTTTTCTTGCCCATGAAGGCAACAATGAAGCAGATGTTCCACGACCATACGGCATCAAGATGCTAATAATCCCGTCAAACTTTGGTGTGTCAGGAATGATTTTGTCAGCAGCAATCTGACCCAAAGGACCTAATGCTGGATGCCAGTCCAAACCAACAGAAACACGCTTCACAGTTCCCTGCAAAGGTGCGTTAACACCAGTAGCGAGTTTGGCTAATTCACCGGACAACGGGAAGTTAAACGAATACTGGTTTGTTGTTGGGTCTTTGTAGAAGAAACCTCGACCATTACCATCTGGATCAAAGTCTGTTGCACCCTTGAACATCAGTTGTGCGCGACGGATACGGGTTGGGTCCTCAACCAAGAACTTGCCGTATGTTCCAAGCACTTCACGCCATGCAGCACCAAACGGGATAACGATACGCATGATGTCTTCAAGGTTGTTACGCTCAGTTGCGTTAAACAACGCTTCTTTTGTAGCGTTTAGCGCAGACAAACCAGCGTAATCGTCAAGGTCTTTGATCGTTCCGGTTCCTCTTGCTTTTGTGGCAAGGTCCTGTATTTGTTTCCAGTTTGCCTTACTGCCAACATAGTCCCACGGCTTCATTTCATCTAACGCAAAAGCCTGAGCCTTGATGTCTTGGACAAGTTTGCTGGCTTCTGCAGGAGTAAGACTGTCAACGTTTTTTGCTACCTGCTCATAGTAAAACTGGCGGTAGACAGGTGATCGTTCAAGTTTGTTGACGACTTTGCTTTCATAGATTTGGTGGAAGAACCAGTCTGTCCCTCGACGCAACATTTTGTCTAAAGGATTTTTTGCTTCATCAACAACGTTGCGTTCAGCATATTTTACTTTTGCTGGAAGATTGTTCGGAACGCTTTTCTTATCTTGAATCATCTTGGTTAGTTCGGTCCGACCACGCGCCAACTCGTCTGCCTCAACACCCACGCCTGTGAACTGATTTGTTGAAACACGCTGCAACTGCCACCTGCCACCAGACTCGTTTGTGACAACGGCATATATTTGCTCTTTGGTTTTTGGGTCAACACCCATATCAATCAACGAACCCCTACCTGGTTTCTGCGGTCCATCAAGAACATTCCTGACCACGCCATCAAGATCAACGGTCTTAGGGGTAAGTATCTTGAAACCATTATCAAACGTATCTGCCAAAGGGACACGCTTGTAGGCAATAGCCATCATTAGTTCTTCATCTCCACCAGTCTTAACTAGCACTCGACCCCTAGCAAGACGGTCAATCCATTCTTTCAGCACATCATCGGTGACATTCGTAATCTTAACTTTTTGCGAATAACCACTTTCTTTTGCCAAGTTGATGCCACCACGCAAATAATCCTCAACCTGTTTCAAAGCCTCACGGCCCTTTGGGTCATTACGCAAATACTTAATCAAATCATCTGTCGAGATTCCCTTAGCAACGGCGTTCTCCAACGTGTCCTTAGAAATTTGAATAATCTCGTCACGCAAGCCGCTAGCCCATAGTTCAGGTTCCGACATTTGGCTAACAATCTTGTATGAACCGTTTTTGACCAAACGAACTTGTGATGGAACCACATCATCAAGGCTTTTGCCTAAAGAAATCTTCATTGCTTCGGCGAAATAATCGGTAGCGTCGTCAAAACCGCTAACAGTGGACGTAATGAAATCGTCAAAATCTCGACCAATGATTCGTTCAGCACCCTTTTCGCCCATAGCCCACTGGATATAACGCAAAGGATGATTGAAGAAACCGTCTTTACCTATAGTGGCCATACGAACTTGGGCATCAAACATATTTCGCATGATGTAACCACCAGTAGCAAGGGTGATTGGCTTCCAAATCTTGTTCTGCAAATAGTCGGCAATCTCTACAGCAGCACGTTGGTCGCCATCCTTTGCTCGCAACACCGCTCGCTTAACGACAGGGTTTGCGGTCATTCGACGGATAGCACGAATATCAGGAAGAACGTGGGCAGAGTTCAACAGTTCAACTACCGAGCCAGGACCAACCAACCTAAACTGTGCTATCTGTTGAGGGGTTAGATTCCCAAACTGTGCAGCGTCAATAACTCCACTAGCAATCAACTGTTGAACGAATCCAGCATCGGTAGCGTCACCGGCTTCGTTAACAAAATAGGCTTTAGTTTCGTCGATGTTTGAAAGAACTTTGTCAAACACGCTTTTAATCAGAATAGGGTCAGCACCTTCTGCTTCCATGAGCGTTTTTACTGTTGCATCAAAGGCATCACGTGCTGCGTCAACACCAGACTTAGATGTGTCAGCGTAAGCATCAAACACTTGTCTCATTAGTTTTGTGCCTTCAGGGGTGTCAGTAAAACCGCCCTTGATGGTGTTCAAATAGTTTCCGTAATCCTTTACCGCTTTTACACGATCTGCACTAGACCCGTGAATAACCAAACTGTCAGGAACTTCAGTCAACAAACGCGACTGCTCTATCGTCCTTCTGAAGTTGTTGTACATCGGTATACGTTCTTTGACAACATTTCCCCACTTTGCTCCACGAATATCTCGAATGTCGGTAGGCATAATACCTTTTGAAACATTGTCCAAGATTGCTGACTGCTCACCGAGCAAAGCATAAATTTGATCTTTTGATCCAGCGTTAGCAAGCGACTTTGCTGTGTCCATGTCAATCTTAAAATCAAAAACATCACGCATAATCTTGTACGGATCATCGTTCTTAGGATCAGCAAGAGTTTCAACAAGACGGACAGCTCTGCGGTCAGTTTGAAAAAACTTCATAAACTTTGATGAGTCAAACGCTATTTCTTCCGCAGCAGACAAACCAGCCAAAGCACGTGTTCCAGCATTAGCAATCTTTGTTGCAGCAGCAATTTCTTCTACGGTCTGCAAACCTTTGATCGTGGCTTTTGAGGCTTTGACTGGAGCCAAAAGTTTTCCACCAATAACGGTTGGGTCAGCAACGACGTTGATTGCAGCATCCAAGAAACCTGACAACACGTTGTACTGAACAGAACCAGGTTTGAACACCCCTGCTGCCGCACCACGCCCAACAGTCCAAGCACTACCGTTTATCGTTCCACGGAATCGTCGAGCGCGTTCAGCTTGCTTTTCTTCTGCTGTGCCACCAACAAACCAACCCGTTCCAGCCTCATCAGAGTCAGAAACCATTGTCCCCAAGTTGGTTGACTTAAACCAACCGTCCCATCCAGCAGGATCATTTTCTGAAAAGATTTGTGATGCAACGTTTTGCGCCATCTCAGGGGCGAACTGCAAAGAAGCAAAACCCCATCGAGCAGTTTCTTTGATGTTGCCATACACGTTGCGTTCAAACCAAGATTGTTTCTTAGGTTTCTGTGGGTCCATAATCTTTGGGACCAAATTTGATTGTGTTTGTGAAGCAAGTTCAACCGCTTGTGGTGAAGCGTTACCTTTAGCCAAAGCCAACACTTGACCTGGGGTAAGCCACGGGCTATTGCGATAAATCGTGGCTGCGGCTTGCGCTACTTGCGGTGTCGCATTAGTGCGATACAGGGTGTGCTGTTGGTCCCTGTTGGTAATGTAGTCGTTGATCCGCTGTTCAGATACAGCATCAATAAATGATGATGGCATTACAAACCATCACGGGAATATGAGTCAATCAAATCTGCTAGATCATCGTTAGGGAACATTTGGTAAATCATTCGCAGTTCTTCCAAAGCGTTGTCACCAGTAGGTTGTGGGATACCTGCCGCGACTGGACCCATGCCAGCACCAAATGGTGCGCCAGCAGTAATTGGTTCCATTGGTCGTTCCGTTGGTCGAGTCAAAGAACCCAAAGTTCCAGGCACAGGGCGTTGAACTTCTGTTGGTGGTGTTCCCATAGGTACAGCACGTTGAGCGTTCCGTTGCTCTGTTGCTTTCCCATAGGTTTGACCCGTTGCAGCCTGAATTGCTACACGGTTGGTTCCTGCTTGAATGTCGCTCACTTACCCTCCTAATTGTGCGAGTAGATCACCGATAGGTGGTGGACCTGCTTGTGCAGGTGGACCTGCTGGTTGTTCCATGCCCATACCTGGCATACCTAAACCTGGCATTGTTTCAGGTGCGCCCTGTGGGGCTACTGCTGCTTGACGATCTTTAGCGCGTTGATCGGTACGACGCACAGCATCAAACAACGGTACGTCTTGCTCGACAACGAGCTTGGTCAGATACGCCAAATCTTCTGGCTGATACGGACCATTAGGGTCCGCAGCCTGTTGCTGAATACTTGTAAGTAAAGCAGACTCAACTCCTTCAGAGATGATGCGGTCATGTTCTAGGTCTGGGTCGCTAATCAGCGGGTCAGCTTCACGAGCGGATTCTTTAGACATAAGTCCTGTTCCGAGTCGTTGACCAAGGCCGACAATTAGCGAGTTCACATCGGAGCCAGCAGCAGAGTATGCAACATAGTGGAAATCTGTTTGCCAAAGTTTGTTTGGCGTATAGGTTTCTTCTCCGACAGATGATTTGCGTCCAAAGAAAAAAGACTTTTGTTGGTTGCCCCAATACGCTTTCTCGATAGCGATAGCAACTTTGTCTTCTTCCAAGATGGATTGTTCAAACGTTGCTTGTGCTTCTTGCACACGGAAGTCAACTGTTGCTGACAACACGGATTCTCCACGGCGACCTGTACGAATGTTGGATGCTGACTCTCCACCGAACTCGGCAGGGATCGCACCTTCTAAACGCTCCTGTCGCTCTAAACGGTCAAGTGCTGTATCGGTTTTGTAACCTGGGTTGAGTTGCAACTGTTGAATGTCGCCACCCTTAACAACACCAAGTTGTCCGGCTTTGCCGTCAGCGATCTGCAAAATCTCAGGGTTCTCACCAGGTCGAGCGATCAGATATTCTTCAGGGAAGATACCGCGCTCAATAGCTATCTCAGTTAAGGCTTGTAGTCGTGCGCGGGTGTAATACATTCCCATCACACCATCAAACTGTCCGCGTGGTTTGTCTAGGGTGATGCGGTTAGCGACGATTGCTAATGGCATACCTGTACGGTTCGGGATGTATTCAAGCATCATCGCTTCAATGCCTGCACGTTCACCTGGGGTTAGGTTCGGTGAGTCCTCTGCACCAAGCACAATCAGTTGGATGCACTCTGGGGAAACATATTCGAGCATCGTGTAACGGGTGTCGGCAGCAATTTTTCCTAAACGCAATTTGCCCAACACAAGTTCGCCATAGTTCTGCAACAGGTAACTAGCAGTTGCCTTGTAGGTGAAGATGCAGTCTTCTGGAATCGGGTTATCCGGATCGTCCACTGGTGCAGCGAAAGTGTCCAACGGGTTACGCACAGACCACACTGGCATCAAAGTTTTAAAGTCAGGTTTGATAACAACAGCAGATTGTGAGTAGCCGAGGAGGTGTCGTGCGCGACGGCGCATCTTCATCTGCATACGGTTGTGATCCCAAATGGACAACATGGCACGCTTACGCATACGGGCAGAGGTCTTGGAACGCTCGGAGCCTTCTTTGATTGGTGGGAAATATGGGGATGGCATTGTTGATGTCACACGCATAGACATCTGATCCAAGCCCTGCACCAAAAGGTTTGCTACTGAAGATTTAGCGTTCTTGTCAAGTTCGTTTAGTGGAACGATCACGTCGCCGTTGGCTAGATCGCGTACACGACGCATCTGCTCTTGAACAGGACCCTGATTCCTACGGCGTTGCTCGTAGAGTTTTACGATTTCTTCAGTCGTCAGCATCTATTTTTTCTTTTTAACAGCTTTCTTTACCTTGACTGATGCTGGGTTGGTGTATGCCAAACGGTTGTCATTAACAAACTTTTTGTTTTGTGCAAGACGCTTCTTGACTGCTGGAGAAAAATCCATATCTGGACCCATCGCTTTGCGCTGTCTGTCTGCTTCAACAAGGTCTTCCATCGCATACTTCAAACCCTGTTTGGTGCTACGCGCTGCTTGCGCTTGAACGGCACGATTACTTGCACCTTTTTTCTTTGCTGTAGCCATAAAACCTCAGTTCGCGTAAGTCCTATAAAGGTATCACACCAACCAAGATGGTCGCCATTTCTTTTGTGGCCGACTTATCGGTGACAAGTTAGGTAGATGCAACATCGCCATCCAACACGCCATCACAAGGTCAGTGCCGTTCTTCTTGTCCCTAGTCCATGATGAGTGTTCCTCAATGAAGGCTAGTGTTTTCCAGTTTTCCCGCATAGATGGGGTTCGGATTGCACCGGAACGGAACAACTGTGGAAGCAACGCTTCCACACCAAGATTTTCGTCTATTTTGTTACGGCTGGTGGTGTGCGCGATCACGTTTACGTTGTGTCGGGACTGCCATTTGCGTACAAAATCGTGTGCCAAAAGGAATCTTTGGGCTGCGTTGACCTCAACTACCCAGTGTGAGATGGGGTACCCCATGTCCATTGCCCTGTTTTGCCAATCTTCCATGATCCCTGAGTAGTCACGGGTTGTGGTGTCAAATCCGAGGAGCTGTTCGGCTGTGAGTTTGACTCGTTCCACGTCAATCAGGAACCGCAGGTTCGTTTCAGGCTGATATATCCACCATTGGATAGCCCAAAACATTGTTGGGGACGGGTCAACGCTGGCAATCGAAATGAGTGGGGGTTGCAAGTTGTGGGGTACATGGCCTGGGCGACGTTCATTGTCCACACAGCCTGGGTACAGCACCCCGTCAGGGCCGATTCCGCCTGTTGCCCACACACGTTCAATCAGATAGTTACCTTCAGCTTGATCTTCTTGCTGATATACCACCGCAAACTTGGATGGGTTGGAATGTTTGATGTACGACAGGTCTTTCCAAGACAAACGATGCGGGTCTAGGAGTGGACCGTTAGGCCAAGCAGGGGACGAGTTCCGTTTAGACGCAAGCCCTGTATCCAAATCCTCATAATACGCTTTATAGATCAGGTGATGATATTTTTGTTTCTTTAACGGTTCCGTGTCCTGTGAAATGTCCGTTGTATCTGATCCGTCATAATCATCCTCGAAATCTTCGTAGGTGACTTTGCTGAGACAATGAGCGTAGAGGTCCAACGGTCCAAGTCGTTGTCCGACGACGGCGAGCAAACCGCCTGGATCGACTCGTGCTTCAGCCATTGAATCCCATCTCTCAATGAGTTTGTCTCTTGCCGCAGACTCTTTAGCGTTCTCCGGTGACGCAACGTCATCAAACAAACATAGATCGGCACGATGACCAATGAATTCAGACTCAATACCGTAAGCAGAAACAGTTGGTTCCTTGTTATCCAACCCACCCATGTCCTCCTGTTCAACAATGAATTCTTCAGCTCGCCACAACGACCCTGAAGTTGAAGGCTTAAACCTACCGTAGTCAATCGCCAAACACGCTTCCGCTTTTATAGCCAGCCCTTTGTCAATCAGCACAGGGTCAGGGTCCAACGGGAACTGGCGTTCCAAAGTTTCACGAATACGACGGCTATACATCTTGGCTAGTGACTGCGAAACGGAGCCGATCATCACACGAATCTTGCGGTTCTTCACAATCTGCCACACAGCAATATCGTGAAACAGGGTGGACTTACCTGCACCTGGGGGACAGTTCAACACCACAAACTGTTTATCGTTAGACAACAAATAATCTTCGATCTTGTATGCGGCATCCACCTGCCACGGACTAGGAATACGACCCAAATATCTGCGCCTGAAATAATCAAAGTCCACAAGCCCGCGTTGTGCTTCCTCACTTAAACGGTCATACGGGATAACAGGAGGAAGATCAGAAACATCCATCACTTTCGCCCAAGCATCAGCCTGAACACCACCCACCTTCTTACGGGCAGTCCCCTGCTCCAACTTCCCAACCTCTATCTCGGCTTTAGCAATCTTCTTTTTCGCATCCCACTTTTGGGCAGTGTTGTAATGAACACCAGCAATCTTGGCTGCATCCTTGATCGACATACCAGACGCACGCGCCTGCCAAAAACGTGCCACATCCTGTGGTGGAACTTGTCGTCGCCCGCTACGCCCCGCTGTCATTGTTCTGCTAATCTACCATCGTTGGTGGGTGTGCCGTAGAGCAACAGCACTTAAATGAACTGGATGGCTCCGGTCCTCCTCACACCCGCCAACACTTGATACACTCAGAAACATGGGCAAACAATTAGGAACATCAGGACGCATCATGCGCCGCAAAGAACTAAAACCAGCCCGCCCACTCTCAGACGAAGCACTCCTCCGCAACGCACAAAAACAAGCAGAACGTTGGGCCACCAAAAAACAAAAAGGTGTGCTACACTCAAACTAACTTCATCAAGACCTGAATGTCGGGAGACACCAGGCAACCATGCGCTAGACCCCACAAAACAGTGACAGCAGGGTGGGAACGCGAAACGTGACCGGAAACGGGGATCGACCCCTATATGTCAAAAGAGCCGCACACGCGATCCTCACAGGGGTAAACAAATCATTACAAGGTGTCGGCTAAAAGAAACTAGCTACGGCGACCTGCTCTTTAGAGCGAACCGTGGGGGGAGCAACACACATCCCTTAGTCACTGGTAGAGAGATACACACACCTATGTGAATATCAACTCGACCACCAACAACCCCAAACCCACCTCCCAAGGTGGAGCAGATAACCCACACACCCCACCACTCAGAGTAGTCACAAAACCACATATAGAGAGCAACCCTAATATGTATCTGTATGGGGGAGTGCCAAGGCACACCCCCGCCCCGCGATTCGACCGAACGGGTGTTCGCCTGGTGTCCGTGCGTGGTTCCGTGGTCACTCTCCGCGTTCTCACTCACCGTGACCCCACCCCCACCCACAGTGAGCTATGTTACCGCCGGGTAAGTTACCGATGAGTAACAAGCTAGGAGATCCGCCTATCGTTCCTAGTGATGGGGTGCTATCTGATCTAGTGATGGGTGACTCGTCGGGGTAGTCGTCGCGCTATGCAGAAATTCGATACTCGTTATGGCTTGACATTCGCTTGACGTGTCCTTATACTCAGTGCATCGGACTAGTAGTTAGTCTGATCCCGTAGCGGTACGGGATACATATAAAGGGGTAATCAATGAGTACGGTCATCGAATTTGACTATAAGAATCGGTCATATATAGAGGTGCTAGAGGAGCGCGGTGTCTTCGCGGTTCTTTGCGGGGATTATGTCGCGAACGTATGGCGGGAAGAATTCCCGACTCTCTCGCTTGCCTTGCTCCGTGTTGCCGTGTTGGTCAAGTGTGGAGAACATGAATTTGAACAGATGTTCGCGAAAGATCCGGAAACGTTCGCGCGTCATGGCGTCCTGTTCTTGAATGGGGAGGTGATCTGATGCCACGGGTCACGATTGATGACGTCTTCTCGGTGGAATGTGAGTCCATCGCGGGTTATTGGAATGGGTGGGCGCGTCCCGTGTTCACCCGTAAGCAACTAGACGCGGTGCGCGATGCCGTGGTGAATAGTGGCGGGTTACTGTACGACGGCGACGGGTGTGAAATTGTCAATAGTGCCACGGTGGACATGTCTACCCTTGATTTCGTGACTACGTGGGGCGATGATCTCTACGAGGTGAACGGGTGGATATGGGATACCGTGGAGGACGAGTCCTAGAAATTGGGTTCTATCGAAGTTCCCCCATCGCCTCGGGCGTGGTGATTCAATTCACGATGGGGACGACTCTCGGGGTAGTCTCGGGATCACGGCAGCGGAGGCGTTGCCGTCAACATAGAAACGGGGTAAATGTGAGTGCATATCAAGTAAACCGCGACACTATTGATCTAATGGTGAGTGTCCTAATTGAATGGGGCGGACCGGGTGGACGTAGTCCATATATCTACACGTTCGGGGCATTACCAACGGACGAGGAACTACTAGAGGAGACGGAGGGACGCGGCGGGCATCACGTCACCCGCGCCACTCATTCCACGGCAGACGCGCTCGGGCGTGAATTGATTGATGCCAACGTGAAAAGCTTGACCGCCCGCTACTCGGACGGGGTGGAGATGTGCGGATACTACTCAGAGGGCTACATCTGGCGACGGGTGACAAGTGATGAGGCGAGCATCGCCCGCGCGATGGGCGCGGTCAAGTGTTATCAGTATCAAGCGTGTGAATTCGATGAGTGGCGAACATCGTTCGCGCATGAATTGTCGGCGCGGGTCATGGATAAATTGGTAGACATGATCTCCGAGGGGTGGGATTACGAGCGTCCCGCCAACGCTCCGCGCGTGATCTCATTGATGGACATAGTACGAGAGAACAAGGGGGGCAAGTGATGGGGCAGATATTCACGACACGGAGAGAACATAGCGGGGCGTTAGTTCTCTCGGCAATAGTTCAGGACGGTAAATCGTGCGGGCCATTCCGGAGGGAGAGAACCTACATCGGCTACAGCATCAGGGACGCCAAGAGGGAATTTCGCCGCGAATTAGAGGCGAACGGCGGGCAATTCGACGATGTGAGGTGGCACTAATGGTTAGGGAATTTATATCTATTGGGGCGGGCGCGATGTTGCTCTGCTCTCCTATTTGGGGAACGTGGTTCCTCGTCCGTTGGCTTGACCGTCGCCCTACACCCGCCGAACGTGCGGCACACACCCGCGAGATAGTGGAGCGACGACGGGAGCAGATAAACCGCCGCGGATGGTAGTAGGTAGCCCGTTCCCCGTAGGGGGCGCGTCATTCACGATGACGGCGGGCGCGATCTAGTCAAGGAGGCTAGACACATAACCTCGGGAGGGGTATTTATGGCAAGTGAAGAAACAGAAAAACATCGGGAGAGTGTCCGCAATATCCGGAACATCTGGCTCTCTATGGGTTACGATGATCCCGCCATTTTCTCCGATGTGGAGACATTCGAGAACACCGACGGCGAGGTGTTGGCATGAGTCACCGCGTTGAAATATACGACGTAGATGACGCGGGGAATGAGGTGGACGTAATCGGGGCTAACTATTACTGTTCCGATATGTGCGCGAAACAGGACCCCGACTACAGCGGGTGGAATGGGTGTAATGATGTCTACTCTCCCGTTAAGTGTCCTTGCGGCGAACTATTGGAATGGCGTAGGTGGAATTACCTCACCAACAAGGAGGAGAGAGTCTCGCCAGAGTCCCCTGATTATTGGGAAGCCGACTAGACCGGATTACCCGCCACCCGTGACCCCGTAGGGGGCAGCACGTTCGCGACGCGCCACGGGACTACCTCATCGTGAGGTAAACACGGCTCTGGGAGGGGTCAAATTATGGTAACTAATTGTAAAGCTTGCGGGCAGGAGCGCGAATCGCTCCTACTTGACACGGTGGACACGCCTCGCGGCGCGTATACGGTATGTAAACACGCCGATGCGGACGGAACGTGCATCGAATCTGAATTGTGGCGCGTCGTTTACCGTGTCGCCAATGGGAACACCGAGGGGGGATATGACGGGGTGCTAGTTGCCTCTGATCTACCGGAGGCATCGGTAAAGGCGGTATTCTCGTTGGGTCAATCAGTACGCGCCCTACATGAGTCCCCATCGCAAATAGTATGGACTCAGATTCAGGGTTACAGCATCGACCATTGGTATGAATACACCGCGTACTCTCTGGCGGTGACGGAATGACCCACGTCCTAACCTACGATGAATTGCGGGCGGTTCTTATGGCCTACCTATTTGATCGCGAAACATACAGCGAGGGGGAGGATCAATGAACTACGAGGAATGGTCGGCTATCGGTCACGCGAACGGGTGGCTCGGTGTACGCCGTAACGATGGGGCTACATCGGAAGCGGGTTCTAAAGCGATGACGGTTCGCGCCGGATCGCAACGCGCGATTCTCCTAGCGGTTTACGATTCCAATGTGTACCTAACCGACGAGGAGGCGGGCAACGCGAGCGGGTTATCCATGCTCCCGAAATGCTGTTATTGGAAACGGTGCAGCGAACTACGCCAGGCAGGATACATTCGACCAACGGGTAAGACACGTACATCTAGCGCGGGTGTAGAGCAACAAGTATGTGAGATCACCGACGAGGGTTCTCGCGTACTATCTAGCACTCTATGAGATGGGGTGTTCTGTGGAGGCGTGTCACGTCGCGCCATGTTCGACCGTCGGCTAGTCGTTGGGTGTTGGTTCGTGACCGCGACGGCAAGACGTGGGCAGGGCCTCACCGGTGGAATGGGCAGACATTCACGACATCGGAACGGTTCTGGTATCTGTTCAACAACGTCGAAAGCGCGAACGCGGCCATTATCGGAAGCGGATTCTTTGGGGTGAGTGTTCGGCAGATAGTCTAAAAGAGGTAAGGCAACAACTAAACGCTTGCGGGGTACCTACCCGTGACCGTGTTGTCACCATCGGGATCGCCTCCCCTCTCTACCCCGAAGGGTTGAGGCGGTCCCTTTTATTTAACTGGAATCATCGGAACAGGTTTGTGCTTATTCCCACACGTCGGTGGTTCTTTAATTGTGACATGGGTAATCATGCGCTGACCGCATTTAGGGCATGACCAATGTTCACCCTTCGGCATATTCAACATTCCCAATTTGCAGAGCCACCCACTTAGCGACAGGAGTGGCAACACCGTTACCGCACTGTTTGTAACGGTGAGTATCGGCTTGCTCTGTTCCGTCAGCCTTGTACCTGGTGTGTTCATCGGGCCAACCCATCAATCGTTCACACTCAACTGGAGTTAGTCGACGCACCGCCATCGTTGGTTCAAGCACACCAGTTGATTGTTTTGTACCTGCTCGTAACGCATGATGGATGTCGTTAATGCTGTCATTGTATTCGTCATAAGCAACAGCGTTGATGTGAGCAGATGTGAGTGTCGCCATAGGGTCGCCGTCTGCCCCGATACCTAAACCTTGACGATTTTGTGCATCATACTTTTCCGGATCACGCAAAGCATTACGAGTGTCTATTGGGTATGCGACACTCGGCGACTGTTGACTAGCTTTCAATGTTGGTGACTGATCCTCAAACACATTGGCGTTGCTACCAAACTGTGTGTCAAAAGCCAACATTGGTTCTGCTACCAATGTTTCGCTACCTCCACCGAGATCACCTCCGTTGGACCTGAGTGTGCCAACACCTTCGATGTAGTTAGCAAACGATGAAGGCGTAAACCCTTCAACAACCATGTTGTAATACTCGGAACCACTTGGCCCACCTGAACCCTTGTGCCATTTTGAAGTCACAGAGGTTCGGAGTATGTCTCCCCCTTCGGTGCTTCCTGCCGCCCATTGACCATCGCTTCCAAAGCTTTCTGCAACTTGGCTGGTAGGTTCTTCCCTCTTCGATTTGCCCTTCTTAATATCCCTTGGCAAGCTTTCGGTGACAGGTAGTAGCGGGATTGGACATCGCTCGGATGCTGCAGGATCAAAGCAAGAGATGAGGAACACGCGCCTGCGTCGTTGGGGGATTCCGAAGTATTGCGCGTCCAGCAAAGCGTACTCTTGGAGATACGCCCCTGCTTTAGCCATTTCATTGATGACTGTCCCGAAATCTCGTCCATTGTTTGAGGACAAAGCTCCTGCGACGTTCTCCCAAACTGTCCATCGGGGAAAAGTTCCATTGGTTGCATCTCTCATCTCCTTAATTATTCGTACGGCTTCGTGGAATAGTCCTGATCGTTCGCCTTCTAAGCCTGCTCGTTTACCAGCCACGGAGAGGTCCTGGCACGGGCTGCCAAAAATAATGCAGTCCACTGGTGGTATTTCTGCACCGTTAACATCGGAAACATCACCCCATTTAGGTACATCGGGCCAATGTTTGTTGAGGATTTGTTGACAGTTCTTATCCCATTCGACCTGGAACTTGCAGTCCCAACCTGCCTGTTCAAAGCCCATATCAAATCCGCCGACACCAGCAAACAAACTTCCAAAAGTTAACGCCATTAGAAACTCCTACATTCACATGACTTGACATATCTTGTTTTTACTGAATCGGTATTGAAATCTGGATCGGTATAAATAAATCCGGTGCTGTCACACTCGTCGCAACCCACCTCTGCTTGACGTACGCCCATTACCTTTTGGAATAACGATTTCACTTCATACTGGTTCGGGTAATGGCCTAATGATTCAGCCATTTTGAGTACGGTTTTAGCGTCATCTTCGGAAGCGTCGAGCAGCATCTCGTCTTTGACCCAGGCGTTTTTTACCGTGTTGCGTGCGATATTCGTTGTCGGATACATTCCGCATAAACGATCAACGAACAACTCAATTAACGCTGGTGTCACAACTCCACACCCTGCGCGATGTGGGTACGCAAGCGGGAAATAACTGACTCCGCTTGCTTTAGCGTGGCTCGACAAGCGTCTAGTTCTGCGTGAAGTGAATCAGCAGCATCTTTTAGACGGTCACGTTCCTCGCGCAACAGTTCGTTCGCCATCTGCATCGCATCAACACGATCCTTGTATTGCTCTAACTCAAACTCTATTGGTGTTTCTATACTCACGGCGTAGCCCTCTCCTCTGTAATGGTGTTGTACCTGCCCAGATACCTGACTTTATATTGTTCTGTACAGCAAAGTCAAGACATTCTTTTTGTACTTTGCACGTCGCGCAAACCAGTCGTGCTTGGGCAAGCTTCATAATGTTGATTGTTTTTTCTTCCTCGTCTAAGAAGAACAGGCTTGGGCCTGCTCCTCGACACGCTGCTTCCTCTACGAAAGCAAACTGGTTGTTTACCAGGCTGTAATAATCTTCGGCTGCCGACATTTCTTCTCCCTCGTTGTCGTCTTGATATTCGTCTATAGATTCCAATGCCTTAGCCCGCCGTTCCTGTATAAGTATCGGGCTACCGCAAGGTTGCACCGTACGTTAAACAGTACTGACAGATCGCCTCGTTGTGAAGCACATTCTTTTGCTGTAACCGTGACCCAACTGGAGTTCACTTGGACCAAGCCCCTATCTTGTGAGCCGTTACGGTTCAATGTTTTGTTGTGGGATAGCGGGTTGCAGCGGCTCTCACGCCAAGCAATATACGAGAACGTTTCGACGGGTAGCCCGAACTCTGCGAACTCATCCTCCCATTGGGGGCAACGCTTCGTTTTGTCTGCCGGAACACCCTCAGGAACCACCTCAACAGGCAGTACCAGAACCTTGTCAGACGCTCTGTAAGCCTCCGAGAGAGGTGTTACTGACGGGTTCGCAGGGTTGGCAGGGGCTTCAGCAGCTTGAACCATGCTGCCGAAGGTGATAATCCCTACTAGAGAAACGGCAAATAGCCGTATAAATAATCTCATCGGTCCTCCAAGTTTAGCAAAAGTTAACCTAATGCTTATGAGATAAGGGAAACTAGCTCCGCAAACTCATCCAATGTCATTAACACGATACCGTCACTACTGCCATCAGGCATAGCAATCATCGCGAAAGGTCGTATGTCACCCAACGACTTTGATGCTTCAGATTGTAAACGAGCCTGGTTGAAACGAGTAGCGATCGGACCCACCTGTGCGCCCGCTTTGACTTCGACACGAAAGAAGCCACCCCAATGTTCTTCATGGCGAGTGCCTGCATTACCTGTCGCACTAAGACCCAACTTCTTCCTAGCACGTCGAGCTTTGCTATCACCTTTAGTTCGTGATCGTTTTCCGCGAGCAACAGGATCGTTACATCCTTTGACCCGTCGCTTACCGTCACGAGCTTCACGTCCCAAAGTTCCGAACTTGGGGCAGCCGTCAACCGTACATTTGTCTCTGTTGCCTTCACAGTAATCCTTCCTGTTCTGTTCCAACGACAAAATCCACCTCCAAACGGTTCAGATATTTTTCATCTGTATAATCTTTGACCAACAATTTTGCCATCGTAGAAAAATGTTGGACAATATCTTCAACATCTTCATCAAACCAATGTTCATTGGATAATTCGTAAAAACAAATGTACGAAAGTTCACGGTAGAAGTCACGGTCTGCGACAAGAAAAGCGATCTCTTTGTGCAAATTTCTGAAAGCTTGGCTTAGTGAATCATTCTTTTTCTTAGCCATGGTTACGCCTTCAAGATGGTGATGAGTTCAGAAATCTCTGACTTGGTTAGGGCTTCCAACGATTCGATGACACGGCCTGTTGAGTCTGATGCCATAGATAGTTGCTCTGCCTTAGTTGCGATGCCCTTGCCTGATGCCAAAGCCCTGAACATACCGATCTGTTTCGTTGTTGCCGGTGCGCCAGGTTCCTTGATCTGTGGCGAGCCATTAGCAGGGTGATTCGCTTTGGATTCTGCGATCACTTCTTCAGCAGAGAACATATTGATTACTGCTGCTACTGCTTCTTGGGTGGTGTTGAACGCAGGGTTGAAGTCGTCCATCACTTCAGGTTCAATGTCATTGAACTGTGCTGCCAACTCTTTTGCTTTGGCAAACGCTTCACGGAGTTGTGGCATCTGTGATTCTTTGAGGTCTGCAAGGTCAAGCTTTGCTGACTTAGCAACATGTTCATGGTTGAGTCCTGCTGTTTTGCAAGCCTCGACGAAACGCTTGATGTTGTCCATTGATACCAACGGATCGCTTGGCTTGGCTGGTTCAACCTTTGCTACTGGTGCAGGCTTAGGTGCAGAGGTGATCGGGGTGTGTGATACATCGTCCCACTCTTGCTTAGTCCACAACGACAGGCATACACCGAAGCGCATACTGGCGTTACGAATAAAGTCTGAGATCAACTCTTTGAGCAGGTCAGGTTTGTTGTGCATGACCGAACCGATACCCAAGCGACGTACACCGAGGATGGTGAGCCAGCCTGCCATGTGTGCCATGCCGTTCTCTACACGGTAAGCCGGTAGACCGTTCGCATCAAACGCGGTTGGTTCCCATGTCCACTCAGGGTCAATCTCGATAAGCATTTTGGTTACGTCTGCGTGACCTACGAAGTCAAGCTGCATCCCACCCTTAGGGAGTTTGCCTACGATCTTCGGATCAGGTACGCCGTACTTGCTGATGATTTCTTCTAGTTTCATTACTTCGCCTCCTTAGCGATGATCCGCATAGTGCGGAAGGTTGATGTTTTCTTAAACTTTTCTGCCAATGCAGGATGCTCAGCCTCAAACTTCTTGGTGTCAAACGATGTGCGTTTGCTGTTCTTCCACGATACGACCTGGGTCCCGTCAATCGCGCCATACTCAGCGTCCTGCAATAGCATCGCAAGTTCACCCTTGATGAGTTCCTCAACAGCTTCAGCCTGCTTCTTCTGTTCACGGGCTTGTGCCAATCGTTCTAAACTCGCGTAAACCTCATGTCCCAATACGACCGTGTTTCCATAACCTTCGGGGTAGAGCGTACTGGCGTTGTCGTAGGTGGGATCAGCCACGTCAGGCATCATGCCCATGTCGATGAAGCCCAAGAATTTGCGGGCTGCTTCTATGTGAATCTGTTTTTCGTCGCTAGTTACGGTCTGTGTATGGAACTGGAGTTGGAGGTCGCTATCAAAAATGATCCAGTAGATTTCGTTACTACCAGTACATATCGCTTGCTGAACTCCTTGCCAGTACCAGGTTCGGGAAAGTTGTCCCGTCCAGCGCTTGTTATATGTTTTGAGTTCGTAAAACTTTCCAGTGATAGTTGAACGACCGTCCATTGTGGACATGAGGCGTACACCGTTTTCTTCGTAGCAGTACATCTCTGCCGGTTCCACGATTGAGTCACCAAGGATTTCTCCTGCCCAACCCATGAGTGGGCCTTCAAGGATTGTGCCTCGACGCATCGCATCGTTTTGTTCTGTTGGCACAGGGGGTGTTGCTGCCAATAGTTCTACCGCTAGGTCAGCTGGTGTGGTGTATTTGTGTTCACCATGAATTGCTGCGGCTACTGATGCGGTGATTCGTTTCTCACCTTTTTCGTTTGCCCAACGTAGGTTAAGCCAGTCTTGGCTGCCGTGTGTTGGCTTGGGGATGGTTGATAGATTCTGCATTGTTCCTCCTATGGTTTGTGCAGGTATTTTTAATCTAGGGGTGTGACACGGTTACTGTCAAGTCAATCGCTTTCATGTCGCGCACCATCGCTACAGGGATATGTATAGCGTGGATACCTTCTTCTTTGCAAATGGTTTGCCATACGGTCACATGGTTATCTTTGGAACCTGGTTCACCGACTGGTACTAGGAACCCTACGGTGTCTACGAGACATTCACCATCGTCCTCATATTCATCCATGTTCAGCCAGCCACCTTCGGACAGATGGGTGTCAGCCCACTGGATGTAAACGACGGTTCTATTCATCAAAGTCATCGGGCTTTTCTCCACAGTCAGGGGATCGAGGGATCACCCCACGATATACGCATAGGCATAAACGTGCGTCTGTCATAGGACTTCCAGATCAGACCAGTTCCGTTTGTCATGGCGACCCACCAGCAGCGTGAGCGTACCTGGGGTAGACCAAATGCCTTTGGAGTCAGCGAACCACTTTGATCCACCATCCATTGATGGGCATTGGATACGGGTGTATGCACCGTGATCGGTGACTTGCAAGTGATGCTTGTGGGCGGTGATCCACAGGTCAGGTTCGCGTCCTTGTTCACGCAGAATCATTATCGACTGTGCGTTCAACCATTCGACTTCTTTGCCGGTGATTTTGTGGCCGTGAGCGAACGCAAGTTTGACATCGGATAGCACTTTGGTTGTGACCATCTCATCGTGTGGGATAGTCCATTCAAGGTTCGGTATCTGTGTGTCAAGGATTCGGTACAGCACATCCATTAGGAATCCACCAGCGTTGTCTGAGTCTGATGTTACGGCTTTCCCGTTTCGGCGTGTCCATTCCCCGTGGTTGCACAACACACCAATAACATCTAATACATCAACAAGTGATGCGATAGTGCTGATGCCTTTAGCAAACAGGTCTGCACCGAGTAGTAATTGTTCACGTTGGGTGAGTTCCACGGTAAAGAGCTGGCTCGCATAGTTCCCATCGCAACCCTCAAACGGATCACCCATGTTCACTAATGCAGCACCCTCAATGTTTCTACCTTTACGGCGAAGGTCATGGAGTTGTTGAACTGTTTTCTCTAATGATTCCAGTACCCGTTCAACGGTTGCTTCGACACCACCGCCAGCAGATTTGCCAAGTTGTAAGTCAGCCCAGTTGATTACGAACGTGCATGATGGCTCATCAGATGGTTTGTTTGCGGGGCGTTTAGGTTGCTTCCATTTGGAAACCTTCTGTCGTAACGCCTCAATATCTTCATCAGGTAAAACCCTGTTTGCTTTGCGACGAAACCTGGCACGATACGAGTACAGCCATGCAACATCTCGATCACCGTTCTCTAAACGCTTAGAGGTCTGCCATTTAGACATTCGTACTGTGTCGTCAACGACTTCAAATACGGTGGGGTCTAAACCGAACCCGACAAGTATTGCTGTCCAGTCTGATGTGATTGGTGTGGGTAGAACACCGGTAGAAATCTCACCACCATCAGGTGTTACTTCAGCCCATGCGCGTTGGTTCTCAGGCGGTTGGGATTGCTCCTCTAATTCATCCTTTAGTGACATGAGCGAATTCCCCTCGACGGTACTTGTTGATTGAAGATGCGTCTAAGTCTATTCCTCTCCTCTCCAACACCCTGCTAATTGCGGGCGCGGGAATGAG